CCTGCGCGATCTTGCGGCGTCGGGCAAGAAGCACATCCTATGCTATGGCGGGTCACGTTCGGGAAAGACGTTCGCTTTCTGCGACTTCATCCTGACGCGGGCGATTAAAGCCCCAGGGTCACGGCACGCGATATTCCGCCGCCATGGCGTCGCGGTAAAGCAATCCATCGGGAAGGACACTTTGCCGAAGGTGTCCAGCCTGAAATTCCCCGAGGTCAAGCTGACGTGGCATGAGCAGGACGGCTACTTCGCCTTGCCGAACGGGTCAGAGATTTGGCTGGCCGGGCTGGACGACAAGGAGCGGGTTGACAAGGTTCTGGGCCGAGAGTTCGCGACGCTGTATTTCAACGAGGCGTCGGAAATCCCGCTGTCGTCCTATTTCGTCGCGCAAACCCGCCTCGCTCAAAGCGTCGCCCAGGTTGACGGCAGGCCGCTTGCGCTGAAAAGCTATGTTGACTTGAACCCCACGACGCGGGCGCATTGGACCTACCGCATGTGGATCGACGGGATAAACCCGGACGGCGAGGCGCCGCTTGATCTGGGGCAATATGGCCACCTTGTCATCAACCCGACCGACAACGCGGAAAACCTGCCAGCGGATTACATTGAAAGCCTCATGGCGTTGCCGGACAGGCAGAAGCGCCGCTTCTTCGACGGCGCCTATATGGCCGATGTCGAGGAAGCGCTTTGGCGGCGGTCCTACATCAAGCGCACGCAAAACGCGCCGGAAATGGTGCGCGTCGTCGTCGCCGTGGACCCCGCCACGACAAGCGAGGTCGGATCGGATGAAACCGGCATCATCGTGGCAGGACTTGGCACAGACGGGCTTGGCTATGTCTTGGCGGATGAGAGCGGCAAGTATCGCCCCGAGGAGTGGGCACAAAGGGCCGTGTCGCTGTATCGGTCGTTTTCCGCAGACAGGATCGTTGCCGAGGTCAACCAAGGCGGGGATATGGTCGAGGCTACGATCCGCGCCCAGGGGCAGAATATCCCATACCGCGCCGTCCATGCCTCTCGTGGCAAGGTAACGCGGGCAGAGCCTATTGCCGCCCTCTATGAGCGGGACAAGATCAGGCACGCGGCAGAGTTCCCGGACCTTGAAAACCAGATGTGCGTTTTCACGACCGGCTTTGACCGCAAGGCGCAAGGCTGGTCCCCTGACCGGGTTGACGCACTGGTTTGGGCCTTGACCGACCTTTTCCCAGATATGGTCCGAAAGGCCCCGGCAACCCCGCCCGTATACATTCCGCCGCGCGTTGCGCTTGGCGCTAACCGAAGGTTCTGAACATGCCCAGAAAATCAAAAGAGCAGCGCCTTGCCGAGACCCACGAAATTGCACTGCAACAGTTCGAGGACAGTTACAACGCCACGGCAGACGTGCGTGAGCGCGCCCTGATGTGCCGACGGTTTGTCAACGTCCCCGGCGCGCAATGGGACTGGGACGAGGATGGCGATTTTTCGGGCCGGATGAAATTCGAGATTGACCAAATCTCCTTGGCGGTCGAGCGGATCAGAAACGAGCGTCGCGGGAACCAGATCACAGCCGCGTTCGTCCCGTCGGACGGGTCGGAGGCCGACGCGCTGGCAGATGCCTGCGCGGCAAGGTTCAGGGCCGACACTCTGAACCCGAGGGGCAAGCTGGCGCGAAACATGGCGTTCGACAGTGCCGTTGAGGGTGGCTTTGGCGGGCTGCGCCTGCGCGCCGAGGTCGAAAAAGGTGACTATCAGCGTATCTGCCTTGAGCCTGTCCATGACGCTGAATCGTGCCTGTTCTTCGACGTGAACGCCAAGGAGCAAGACAAGTCAGACGCGGGGCACGCCTTCCTGATTACGCCATGGACGCGCCGGGCCTATGAGGCGGAATATGGCACTGACGCGGCTTCATGGCCCGACCACCTCAGGGGGCGGTTCGGCTATGACTGGTTCGGCGTCGATACCGTGCGGGTCGCGGAATACTTCCTTAAAGAGGACAAAGCGGAAACATACCGCGTTTTCTTGGGCTACGGCGATGAGATCGTGGAGTATCTGGAAGACGAGATCGACGATCAGGACCTTGCCGACCTTGAGGCGCAAGGTTTTGTCGAACAAGAGCCGCGCGCCGAAAAGATAAAGCGGGTCGTCAAGTATGTGATGAACGGGGCGAAGATACTGGAAGGCCCCGAGGTCATCCCCGGCACTGAAATCCCGCTTATCCCCGAGTATGGCCATTATGCCATTATCGACGGGAAAGAGCATTTCTGGGGCCGCGTTCAGAAGTCGGTCGATAGCCAGATTCTGCACAATATTCAGGTGTCGAAGATCGGGGAAACTGCGGCGGCGTCCAGCGTCGAGAAGCCCATTTTCACCCCGGAACAGATCGCGGGCCATGAGGCCAGTTGGCAGGAGGACCATCGCCAAGGCAATGCGTTCCTGTTGATCAATGCCCTGACCGACGCGCAAGGCAATCCAATGCCATCCGGGCCTATCGCCTTCACGAAATCCCCGTCAATCCCGGATAGCGTGGCAACGCTTGTAGCCATGACGAGGCAAAGCATCACCGACCAGATGGGCAGCCCTGAGAATGGCGAACAACTGGCGCCGGATGCGTCTGGCGTTGCGCTGGAACTGGTTCAGGGCCGCATTGACATGCTGTCCTATATCTACATGGACAACGCCGCCGTTGCAGAGCGCAGGCTTGCGCAGGTGTGGCTATCCATGGCGTCGGAAATCTATGTCGAGGACGGCAGGCCGCTGAAAACCCTTGGCGCGGACGGGACGGCCGGGCAGGTCATGATTGGCAAGAAGGTCCTTGACCCGAAGACAGGGAAAATCGCGCCTGAGATTGACTTTTCGCGGGCCGAGTTCGACGTGGACGTTGATATTGGCCCCACGTCTGCAAGCCGCAGGTCTGCCGTCGTGCGCACCATTGCCGGGCTTATGCAAGCTGGCATGTCGTCCGCCGACCCCGAAACTCAGATCATGCTGACCCATGTCGCTTTGATGAACATGGAGGGCGAAGGTCTCGCAGGCGTCAGGGCGCACAGCCGCAAGAAGCTTGTTGCGATGGGGGTCGAGAAGCCCACGCGAGAGGAGAAGGCGGAAATGGAGGCGGCGCAGGCCAATCAGGCCCCGGACCCGCAGGCCCAGCTTGCCGATGCCCTTGCCGCAGAAGCGAAGGGCAAAGCCATGAGAGCCGCCGCCGATGCGGGCTTGGCCGTGGCCAGAACAGAACAGGCGCGAGCGGAAACGGCGGAAACCTTGGCCGGGATCCCCATCGCGCAACAGAAGTCGGCGCTGGAAACGGCGCAGGCCATAGCAGATGCAACCGCCCCGACAGAAGGAATGGCGCAAGATGCTGGACAGTGAGCAGATCGAAGACCTGACCGACGAAACCGCAGAGGTGGGGGGCGATGAGGCCGAAAGCGAGGCCCAAGCCCCGGAAGAAGCCGCGCAAGACGGCGACGAACAGGCCGAATTGACCATCACGCTCGGCGAGGAAGACCCCGACGACGATGCTGGCATTGAGGAAGCCCTTGACGACAAGGGCAAGCGTGCGTTGGCGCGGCTGAGAGAGGTGGCGAAGGAGAACGCCCGCAAGGCGCGCGAGTTGGCGGCGGAACTGGCCGCAGCCAAAGCCGAAAAGGAAGCCGTCGTCGAGGAGGAGATTGTCAAGCCGACGATCGAGCAATTTGGCTACAATACGGAGCGCTTCGAGGAGGCGCTTATCGCCTATCACGAGAAGCGACGGGCGGTTGACGCCAGAAAGGCAGAAGCCCAGAAGGCGGAAGACGAAGCCAAGGCTGACTTCCAGGCCCGAGTTGACGCCTACACAAAAGCGAAATCATCGCTTCGCGTCCCTGACTTCGAGGACGTGGAAGACGTTGTGCGGCAGGCCCTGACGCCGCAACAGCAATCCATCATCCTGCGCAACTCGGATCGGCCCGAACAGGTCATTTACGCGCTCGGCAAATCGCCGAAAGCCCTGTCGGAGTTGGCGAAAGTCAAGGAATTCGACCGCTTCGCCTTTCAACTGGCCAAACTCGAAGGATCAATCAAGGTGTCCCAGAAATCCCCCCCGCCGCCCGAAAGCAAGCTCAAGGGCGGCAATGCCGCAGCGGCTGCCGATGGGAATTTGGCGGCTCGCATTGACCGGGCCAAGAAGGCCGCAGACGCCAGCGGGGATTACACCGAGTATTTCAAGCTGCGGCGTTTGGCGAGCGGCGGGAAGTGACACCCCCATTTAGGGCGCTGGCCATGCTCTTGCCCATATTCATTTGACCCCCGCCCCTCTGGTGGGGTATCATAATACCGCCACAGGTTTCCGCAGCCTTCAAGTGCGCGTATCGGCACGGCCCAAGCCCCGTATCCGGCTTGCGTATCCCGATCAACGCAAACTTGGAGGCTGGCTATGGCCAACGCAAAGTTGAACACGCTCGAAATTTTTTTCGAGGAGTTCACCAACAGCTATGACGCCGAAACCGTCATTTCCCGCAAGGCGAGCAAGTTCTACCCGAAGCCTGTTCAGATGGAGCGGGGGAACGATACCTATTATGTCCGCCAGGAGCTGATGCTGACGGCGGTTGAAAACACCTTCGACGTGACGGCATCGACCCGCGCCGACATCATCGACCGGGCTATCCCGGTGACGTTCCGCAACCCGGACAACGTTCTTTACGAACTGACCGCGAAGGAAATGCGGGACCCCGACAAGATGCGCGATGCGGGCAAGGCGGCGGCGAAGCGTCTGGCCTGGACCGCCGACCGTATTCTTTATCAGACCGTGGCCGCGCAGGCCGCTGTCGTGGTCAAGAAGGTGGGCGCGTTCACTTGGGACGACGGCGCGACCGCAGAAGCGGCGCTTGTCAAGCGCGGCGTGGCGTCAAACGACCTCTCGCTGTTCATGAATGCGGACGACTGGCTTTCGGTCGCGAAGGACCTCGGGAACCGCGCATATCTGGGGGACCGCTCGAAAGACGCATTCGAGCGCGCCAAGGTGCCGGATATAGCGAACTTCCAGACCTTCCGCACGTCGAACCAGTCGATTGTCGCCGCAATCGGGACGGTCACGGGCACAACGGTATCGGGCGCACAGTCCTTCACCCCGTCGGCCATGACCGGCGCGGTGCCGACCGACAACCGGCAAATGACGCTCACCATCGCGGGTGCGAACATCGCCAACATCAAGAACGGCGATGCTTTCATGATTGCGAACGTCAACGCCGTGCATATGGGCGACAAGTCGGACACGGGGTCTCCGCAAACGTTCCGCGTCCTCTCGGGCGGCGG